GCTGCGGGTACGCCCGCAGCCGCTGCCGCCGATCAAGGCCTCCGGTTTGCGACTGACAGCGACACCGCCGACGCCATCGCCATCTGTCGAGCCAAGTACACCGGAGTGAGCGGGCAACTCAACGAGATCCTTGACATCGAAGAGCGACGGCATCCGCCAGCGAAAGAATGACCGGCCGCAGCAACTGCTTGCTGTGGGCGTTGCTGCTGTACCTGCGCCGGCGCGCCAAGGGCAAGCCCGGCTATCTGATGATGCGCCGCAGCCGCTGGGGCCGCTTCCCGCACGTCTTGTACGCCGAGGCCCGGCCCTACGGCCTGCGCGCGGTCAGCTACGTGCCGAGAGACCCGCGCATCAAATCCTGCCCGCCGCCGTGCTTCACGGGGCGTGGCAAGTGGGGGGATTTGTAGCGGACGAGCTGGCCCGCGTGCTTCCACGGCTGGCCATCGACCAGCACCGCGTAGACATCTACCCGGTTCGTGCGCCGCAACTCGAACTCGTGGCGCGATGGCTCTGCCGTGTCGTAGCGCTCCACTGTGATCCGCATTCGCACGGCGGGCAGCTCGGCCGGATAGTCTGGTGCGGGCTGATCCATGCGGCTCTGGGAGCGGCCGCGCTGCATCGCTTCCTGGCGCGCGGCTGAGTATTTGCGGGTTCTTCTGTACATGGCGGAGCTTGCGAGGTCTGGTGATTACTTGTTAGCCGTCACTGAAATGCTGCGATACGCTCACCCAGAACGGCGCTGTATTGCTCCATCAGGGAGTGCTGGCGGTTCAGCCGCCCCTGCTCGTCGGCGGGAAGTGATGCAAACAACGGGGTGCGTCCAAACGCATCCAGCTTCGTCAGTTTCTCGTCAAGTTCCGCCTTCTCGTCTACTACCCGTTGTTGGTGTGGTTGCATGTTGTCTCTCCAAAGTTTCATCGCCGCCATTTGTCCTGTGGCGGCTAACAGGTTTGTCGAAGTGGATGGCTTTCAGCCACCATTCACAACGGCGTTATGTGGCGTAAACCACGGTTGGAGTAATCGTTACATCCATCGGCGGCAAGTTGTTATGCCTGATCATTGCCGCGTCAATGGCCGCGTCCACCTCAGTCACAGGCAGTGCCCATCGGCCTTTGTGGTACTCACTATCTACAGCAATAAAAAACTCTGCGTCGGTCGTCAAAAGCGCATTGCGCAGCCACCGGAACCGCTCACCATCTAATGCAATCCGCGCCATTTCGTCTTTCCCGATTGACAGGCCCGACAACAAATCATCAATCCCTTTTGCAGCCTCGCGCAGTAGCACAGCGGCCTTTCGCTCACGCACAGAGCGGTTTAGGCTTGTGGCCTTATCTCGCAACCTCGCTGACAGGTCGGTATATTCCGCGTGCGGGTCAAATTTCGTCATATCGTTCTCCGTTTCAGTCCACCACATAACAGGGCAATCAACCCGCACGCTGCGCGGCGGTTATTTCTGCGTTAAACCGCATCGGTTGATATTCGCCGCACCATTCGTCCTGCCACGTTGATGGCTGCGTCCAAACTGTTGGGTCATGACTATTTGTGTCAGGGCATTCTTTGCCGTTTTCTTTGTAAAACACCACCTCCTCATTTACGGCAATTGGGTCAATCACTGGCGGGAATCGTCGGCAAGTCCCCCGCTTAAAGGTGGAATCTTCATCGACTGGAAAAACCAGCCAAAATCTACAAGCTATGCACTTCTCGTCCATACTGTCTCCGGTAAGAATTCGGTTTAACTCAACGCTCGGCGCGGATGCTCCGCACCGGGCAGCTATGCGTTATGCCGCACGGGGTCGGTCGTCTAGTTTCTGCAACGCATCAAGCACGCAGTACCTGCAAAACTCACCCGCGTTGCTTGTGCCGTCTTTTGTTTCCAGCACTTCAACTTGCAACTCTGATGCCCCGTGCTTCAGCTTTGCAGTCAATCGGCCAAGCGGGTTGCGTTGCTTGGTGTCGCGCACTGCTATTTCTTCGCCGCAGCAATCGCAAAAATAACGAATCATGTTTTTCCTTCGGCAGCAGTGCTGCATAACATTTCACTCATGGCGGACGTGCTACGCCCGCCGCATACTTCAGGCGTTCTACCGCATCAGTGGCGGTTGTCACTTGCAATCGCGTCAAGTTGATCGGCCATCGAGCGCAAGCCAGTAGCCGCGCCAGCCGCGAGTTCTTTTGGCAGTTGCTGCAACGCAGTCATGGTGATGTTCAGGGCAGCACCCACCACGCAGCCAGCGTTTTGCCCGCCAACTATTGCGGCGAAGCGGTCAGTAATTTGTTCGGTTGTCATTTGCATTTTCAGCACCTCTTTAATTCGGTAGAACAGGTTGATCGAGAGGGACGTTCCGCCCCTCATCGCGGGCGTTAGAAGTCAGGGGTGGTGGTTTTGTCGGCATCTTTTCTCAAGCCGCATTTGCCGCAGATGAACTCCCCGCGCATGGCTTCCGCCCGTACCATTTCCGCAATCACGTTGGCAAAGATCAACATTGACGTGCGGGTTACAAAAGTCCGATCATTGGTGGGCCACTCGAAAAAGGCGTCCGCCTCTGTTTCAATTCGTTTTTTGTCAATCATGTGTGCTCAAAATAGTTGCGCTGTTAAGCCCTTGCGAGCCGACCGGGTAGTCCGGCGCGGGCTGATCCATGCGGCTCTGGGAGCGGCCGCGCTGCATCGCTTCCTGGCGCGCGGCTGAGTATTTTTTGGTGCGGCGGTACATGTCGAAGCTTGCGAGGTCTGGTGATTACTTGTTATGCCCCAGCCTCGCGCGCAGTACTGCAATTGCTGCCGTAGTCTGTCCAATCGGCCTTGTCTGATCGAGGTGGTATTCCAGGGCGTCGAGCGACATCTGCAGCAGCGACTCGTCGGACGCTTCCTCCGGAGAGAGTTTTGCCGTGTTCAGGATGCGAGCGAGCGCCACGTTAGCGGGTACGCGCTCATGCAGTTCCTTGCTGCAGCAGCGGAGAGGGTTGTCAGCTTGCCAGGTGCGGCCATCAGGTGCTGTCAGCGTCCAGGTTCCGGCCAGCGGCTTAGGGGTGGGTTTAGCAGCCAATTCATTCATCATTTCCCTTTCAGTGCAACGAATCGCACAACAAAATATTCCAAAAATTATTCCAACACGGCATAACTGATCATTCGGCACGGATGCCTGCGGCACCGGGCAATGCGGCGTTAGCCGGCCACCAGCACGCCACGGGTGCGCAGGTAGTTCAGCGCCTCATACGCTTCCGCGTCGCAGTGGGCCGCGTGGTCAACGATCACGCCGGGGAAGGTGCGGCCCATCACGTTGCGCCGCTCTAGCCAAGACAGCCTGCGGATCACCAAGTCATCGCGCCCAAGCTGTCGGGCCAGCGCTTCCGGGTAGTGCAAGGCGCTGTTGCACCACACAAACACCGCGCCTAGCGGGGCGTCGGTCATCTGTTGCGTCGTGCGTCCCGTTCCTCTGTAGTCGCTCATCACAATCCTTTCGCTCCGGCAACAGGCCGGCTAACTGGTCGCTCGAAAGGAGCGCCAGCGGCGAATTCCATCGAGCAGTTGTCTGCGCTGGTGTGCATGACCTTACGCCACAGGCTTTCAATGTTGTCTTCATGCATGGCAGTTACAAAATAGGTCAAGTGGCCACCGTGCGGCTGGGGTGGGACAAAATTCTATGCACCGACATCACTTAATCGTCAGCCGATCACGTCGCACGATGCGAGCACCTGCCACCGCTTCACCCGCCAGAATCGCAGCCTTGATTCTCGTCTTTGATGGCGCTGGCGGCTTAGGATCGTTGCACAGCGCAGCAGGGAATTCCGCGCCTTCGTCAAGCTCTACCGATTCGTCCCGATCAATAAACAACTTCACAACAAACGAACCATCATTCGCTTTAAGTTCATTGATACCGCTTCCCTTCATGTTTTCTGCAAGGTAAGCGCGAATCCTGGATGCTTTGTTTTCGTAAGCTGTTTGCAGGCCCTTGATGCGTTCAATTGCTGCTTTTGCTTGTGCTGCATCAGCTTCGCAATTTAAGACGTATGCAGCCACATCACGGGCCTTGCTGCCCCATAGTGCTCGGCATTGTTCAAACTCTGGCAAGGCTTCGCCGGTATCTGGATCAAATGCGTTATCAATTGACTGGCGAAGTTCTTCGGTTAGCGTGTAAAGTGAAGTCATGATGTGCTTTCAAAAGAGTGGGGTACTTGCTGTGCTAGTGGCTTACTGAATGGCTTTACCGCCTGCACAAACCTAGCTACTGCTTTCCCCCATAAATCAATACTCGTTGCGCGCCATGCGGCGGGCTTTGCTGGTTGTCATGTCGTAGTGCATGGATGCTGTGGCAAATGGGATGTCGTCCGACATGTCGTCGAACCCACTGCCACCGCCAGCAGGGGCCGTCTGGCGCTGTGGTGTGGGTGCATGTGACTTCGCCGCCTTGAGCGGCCTGTGGCGCAGTCCTGCAACCATCTTCGGCAGTTGCTCCGGTGTTGTCTTGCGGTCCAGAATCTCGCTTGTGGTGAGTTCAGTGGCAGCTTGAAACACCGCTTTCATGACCATGCGCGTGCCAGTGCCGCCGTCTTGCTTTTCGTAGTCCTCCGTCTCCAGAAGGACGCCGATGGGCTTGCACAGTTCAGGGAAGATGCTGCCCTCTACTTGAACATCCTCCTTCTTGTCGAAATCGTACTTCGTGAACGTCCCCGGCTTTGGCTTGATGTCGCGCAGGCCCATGCAAGTCATGATTGCCATCAGGGCGTCATAGCCTTGGTACTTCTCGCCATCCGCGCTCATGGTGTACACGGCGAGGTTCGCCTTTTGGCCTGAGTTTGATTTGAAGACAAAGGCGACGCCCTTGCCTCCCTTGCTTGTCTTGATGTCCACGGCCTGCGTGAAGGCTCCGACATACTTGCCGATTTCCTTGATCTGGTTGCCGGTGGTATCGGCTTTGCGGGCGGCTTGTGGGTCTAGTGTGTACATAGTTTTTCCTTTGGGTTGGTTAAGCGGGTTGAGCGAGGTTGTAATAGTCAACGACAGCAGCATCAACCGCTGCTAGATCGTTCGGAATGTGGGCGTCTTCAAACATGCCCATAGGCGTTTTGACGGTATCAAGGCCACTGTTTTGCGTGCAAAACAGGTACTGTTGATTGATGACAGCGGTACGCATCACGATAGTCAGCAGACCCTCAATCGTGATTTTTTCATCCAACAACTTGCCGATGGTCTTGGCCTTTACATGGCCTGATTCGTCTTCCTGCGTGTGCGCCAGGATGTAGACGCGCGTGCTATCTGGCAGACGCCCAGCGGCCATCAGGATGTCCCACGCGTTGCGGGCGATTTCGTTGTATTTGGCAAAGGCTTCGTTGCCCTTGGCTTGATCCAATACCCGACGCATGAACTCGTTTGCGAGGATGTACTGGAAGTCATCAATGATGATGATCGGCTTTTTGGTGCGCTCCATTGCCCCGACGATGGTCGGCGCGCAGTCAGTCACCAGAATGGAGCCTTGCGGGTTTGCCTTTGTGCAAGGCAACCACTTGTCAGAGCGGAAGGGAAGCGGCTTCTTTACCGCTTGAATCAGCAGCACGTCGGGCGGGTTCATATTGCGCAGGCTGGTCGTCTTGCCGGTTCCACTTTGCCCCAAAATCATTGTTGCGATGCTCATGATGTGTGTTCCTTTGTGATGTGTTGAAAATGTGTGATGAACCTGAGTAGTTCTGCAATTCGTTGAAGTTGATCGAAGCCAACGCGCACAACACGCGCATATCGCCGCCCTGCACGTTGTATTTGCAACCATGCTCGTACAGCACATCAAGCGCCATCTGATGATCAGCCGCTGCGGCGTCTTGGCTGTCGCGTTCGTGGCTGTCGAAGCCTTGCGACTCAAGTACGTATTCACCCATGCGGCTCATAGCTGCCTCCATGCGATGCGCGCTGTGTTCCGCAATGAATATCCGTGCCGGTACAAGTACACGGCGAGCTTGATGGACTTCATTCGCTGTCTCCTGAGAATTCGCCAATAACTGCGCCGATCAGCCCGCCACAAATGACGGAAAGTGCGCACCATCCAAGTACAAAATAGATCATTTGGTTGTCCTCTTGAGCTTGCGCCCGCCAGTTGTAAAGCATTGAATGACGCCCGGCGCGACTTCCTGCCAGGCCGCGTTCTCGCTGCCACACATCGCTTGCGCTGCAGCGCGCATGCGGTCGTGTGCTGTGGCTGGCTTGACTGCTGGCGCTGCGTCCAGTGCTGGGCCGAATGCGCCCAGCGTGAAGGCGGCGAGCAGGGTTAGGGCGATGGTGGCTTTCATGGCTTCGGCGCCTCAAGTGCGAGTGTGCGGGCGGTGCTCATGGCTGCACCTCATACTCAATCGCCTGCAATTTGCCGATCTGTCGCTCGATCTCGGTACAGCGCGCAGAGAATTCGGCCATCAGCTTCTGTTTCGTCTTCTTGAGCGCATCGATTTGACCGGCTCGCGGATCGAAGTCGTCCGGCAGATCGAACTCAAGCGGTGCAGCGCAAACGCTCACATAGTTTTCTCCGTCGGAGCCGAAGTCATGTTCTGCCCAGCCGAAAGATGGCTCACGAGCCGCATGGTATGGATCGGTGCGCATGAAGACGAAGCCGGGGATGGAAACGTGTTTCATGACTGCACCTCGACCGTCGTGATTCCCTTGACGCAATCAATCAGCGCTTCGACCTCAACGCAGGTTCGGTACTGGATCACGTCTGCAAGCATGTCAACCAGCGCCACGTCTTGCGAGATCAGCGTGTCGTGCTTGACATTCGCAAGCGTAGTGCCAGCGCAATGCAGCAGATCGGACAATTGCTCTTCTGTGCGCAGTGATGACCGGAGCAGTCGCAGCGCGACATCGAATTCCATAGCCCGTAGCTGGCGGGCCTCTGTAGCGTCTGCAATGCGTGTCTGCCGTGCCGCAACGCTTATCGGGTTGGTTGCACCGCGCACGATGTCTGCGCCCCAGGTGCTGACTGTTTGCTCTGTGCTCATGATTGCACCTCGACGAACTCGCCTGCCAGATCAAGTGTGTAGAAAACATCTGGCTTGATAC